TACGTCATCAATAAGCTTGTTTACGAGATTGAACACGCTGGTGATAGCAAAACTCGCATTGCTGCGGTGACAAAGCTTGGTGAAGTAGACGGCGTGGACGCTTTCAAGAAGCGAAGTGAGGTCACGCACGTGGTCAAGCCCATCGAAGAGGTCGAAAAGGAGCTTCTTACGGTGCTTGAGGGTATCGAGTACCGCGTTGTAGGCGAGAAAAGTGCTGCAACTGACGCCTGAAAGCCTCGAAAAGCTGAAAACTGCCCTTCCTACCATGCCGGAGAAGGAAAAACGGCGTGTCGCTGAGCTTCTTAAGCAGTATCAGACCCAGATCACGCAGAAGTTGGGTAAAGATTCGTTCCTAGACTTCATCCAGCACGTCTATCCGGGCTACAAAGTAGGTCCGCACCATCATAGATTGGCTAAAATCTTCGAGGATATCGAGGCAGGCAAGAAGAGAAGAGTCATCGTCAACATCGCTCCGCGTCATGGCAAGAGCGAGATGATCTCGTACCTAGCCCCTGCTTGGTTCCTAGGCAAAAACCCGCAGAAAAAGGTCATCATGGCGTCCCACACCGCTGATTTGGCGGTGAACTTCGGTCGTCGGGTGCGTAACTTGGTCGGTTCGGAGTCGTATCGTGACATCTTCCCCAATGTATCTCTCCAAGCCGACAGCAAGTCTGCGTCTCGTTGGGGTACGAATTTTAATGGCGAGTACTTTGCTATTGGCGTTGGCGGCGCTCTTGCTGGCCGTGGTGCCGATCTCTTTATTATTGATGACCCTCATTCTGAACAGGAAGCTAACCAAGGTCGCGCAGACGTATTCGAACCCGCATGGGAGTGGTTCCAGTCAGGCCCTGTCCAGCGACTGATGCCCGGTGGCTCGATCATCGTGGTGATGACCCGGTGGTCGAAGATGGACCTGACGGGCAAGATCGTGGACCACATGACCCGCGAAGAGGACGCAGATGAATGGGAAGTGGTCGAGTTCCCTGCGATCCTGAACGAGAAACCGCTATGGCCAGAGTTCTGGAGCATAGAGGAGCTGATGGGCAAGAAGGCTTCGATGGACGTGCGGTACTGGCAGGCCCAGTACATGCAGCAGCCGACCTCGGAGGAAGGTGCCCTCATCAAGCGCGAGTGGTGGCAGGTCTGGGACAAGGAGACCCCGCCCTCCTGTGAGCACATCATCATGGCGCTCGACGCTGCACAAGAGAAGACCAACCGGTCGGACTTCAACGCCCTCCTGACTTGGGGGGTGTTCTTCAACGAAGAGACTAAAAACTACAACATCATCCTGTTGAACGCCATCAAGGAGCGCCTTGAGTTCCCGGAACTGAAGCAGCGGGTGTTGGAGGAGTACAAGGACTGGAACCCGGACACCTTCATCGTCGAGAAGAAATCGAACGGTGCGGCGCTCTATCAGGAGTTCAGGCGCATGGGGGTGCCCATCTCAGAGTTCACGCCGGGCAAGGGTCAGGACAAGATAAGCAGAGTAAACGCCGTATCAGACCTCTTCTCTTCCGGTATAGTCTGGGTCCCAGACCGCCGCTGGGCTTGGGAGGTGGTCGAGGAGTGCAACGATTTCCCGTCCGGTACGCATGACGACTTGGTGGACGCGACGACCTTGGCACTCTTGAGGTTCAGGCAGGGTGGGTTTATCCGCCTGCCGACAGATGAGCCTGAGCCGACGAAGTGGTTTAAGAGTCACAGACGCGAAGGGTTCTACTAGGAGAATTTAGATGCCGCAAAACACCAGACGGTACTTTGAAGAGGCCGAGCAGTTGCTAGAGGGTAGAAAACCTGAAGGCCCTGAGTTCGCGGCTTTGATGCGGTCTAAAGTCGGGGATCGGTTTAAGCATCTTGTGATGCCGGAACGGCTAGGGATGATGGCGTTGATTGGGAACCCCAGAGCACAACATTGGAACGTGGCAGGGCTAAATTTTCCGAAGGGACTTGGGAGCTTTGAAGATAGATATCGTATGTGGGAGGAGTTGTACCCTGTACTTAGAGAGACAAAACAAAAAACTGTTCCAGAAGGCAAACGTATATTTGGTGTAGGACGCCATGCCGATGCCGGAACGTACGCCCACGAACTGCGTCATGAGGCCGTAGAAGATGAATTATACAACCGGACGCTTGACCTCATTCACGGCTCAACCTCGCTCCCTGCATATAGAGCAAATGTTGATAGGATGTTCACCCATCTCGTAGACTTTGACAGAGACGCAGTAGAAAACACTTCTTATGCGGATAAAGAGAAGGCAGTGTTTAACAGTGTGGGACATATAATACGGGATGAAGCGCGTAGCAAAAGTGATTTAGGGCTTTTAAGTAGCCTTATGAGCAACGGCGCTATTGAAAAGAACATGGAGTTGAACAAGGCCGGTGCCGTAGGCGGATTTTTGGGGGGTAAAGAACTGCCCGGTTACGTGATTCAACATCGTGCTAAATTGCCGTTTTTGAATTTTATCGGGCGTATAGAGGACCCCGCCCCGGAGAAAAAAGCCTCTGGCGGCGCGGTTGAAAACACCACACACGACAGGAAAATCATCTGATGGCCGTTGACAAATCCCTTTACGAAGCCCCGGTTGGCCTTGGCGCACTGCCTGAGCCTGACCTTGTAATTGAGGTTGAAGACCCAGAGTCGATGACTATCGGCATGGACGGTGCCCTCATCGAGCTGATGAAAGAAGAGCCGCGTGCTGAGCAGTTCGACGCCAACCTTGCGGAGTTTATAAGCGAGGGGGACCTGCAGAGCCTTGCGAGTGAACTCATCGGCCACTGTGAGCAGGACCTCTCCAGCCGTAAGGACTGGCTCGACACTTATATTAAAGGACTGAAGATTCTGGGCATCAAGTACGAGGAGCGTACTGAGCCGTGGCCGGGTGCGTGTGGCGTGTTCCACCCCCTCCTCATGGAGTCAGCGGTCAAGTTCCAGTCCGAGACCATCATGGAGACCTTCCCTGCGGCAGGGCCGGTCAAGACCAAGATCGTCGGTAGGGAGACCCCGGAGAAGAAGGACGCTGCCATCCGTGTTGCGGATGACATGAACTATCAGTTGACCGAGGTCATGAAGGAGTACCGCCCGGAGCACGAGCGGCTGCTGTTGAGCCTTGCCCTGTCGGGTAACGCCTTCAAGAAGATGTACTTCGACCCCTCGCTCAACCGTCAGACTGCGGTGTTCATCCCGGCTGAGGACATCATCGTCCCCTACGGTGCGCCGAACCTTGAGTCATCTGAGCGTGTCACGCACCGGATGCGTAAGACCAAGAACGAACTGCGTAAGCTTCAGTACGCAGGGTTCTACCGGGATATCGACTTGGGCGACCCGGTTCGCACGATGGACGAGGTGGAGAAGCAGAAGGCAGAGGACCAAGGCTTCTCGGCGTCGATGGACGACCGGTTCCAGTTGCTTGAGATGCACGTCAACCTCGACCTTGCTGGCTACCCGGATACGGATGAGGACAACAACGAGACAGGCATCGCTCTTCCTTATGTGGTGACCATCGAGAAGGGCACCGGGACGGTCTTGGCGATACGGCGGAATTGGCGTGAAGATGACAAACTCAAGGAGAAGCGGCAGCACTTTGTCCATTACGGATATATTCCCGGCTTTGGCTTCTATTATTTCGGGCTTATCCACCTCATCGGTGGGCACAGCAAGGCCGCGACCTCTCTCCTTCGCCAACTTGTCGATGCTGGAACTCTTAGCAATCTTCCGGGTGGCCTCAAGTCACGTGGCCTGCGTATCAAGGGGGACGACACCCCCATCGCTCCCGGAGAATTCCGCGACGTAGACGTGCCCTCGGGCGCGATCCGCGACAACATCTTGCCCCTGCCGTACAAGGAGCCGAGCCAGACGCTCTCCCTCCTCATGGACCGGATTGTCGAGGAAGGACGCCGCTTCGCTGCGGTCTCGGACCTCAAAGTCAGCGACATGTCGTCGCAGGCCCCGGTCGGTACGACGCTTGCCATCCTTGAGCGTGTTCTCAAAGTGATGAGCGCGGTGCAGGCCCGCATCTACTACACGATGAAGCAGGAGTTCAAACTCCTCGCGGGCATCATCCGTGACAACACCCCGGATGAGTATTCGTACGAGCCGGAGGTGGGCAACCGCAAGGCCAAGAAGGCTGACTACGATGACGTGGATGTCATCCCGGTGTCGGATCCGAACGCGGCCACGATGTCGCAGAAGATCGTGCAGTATCAAGCGGTGCTCCAGTTGTCCCAGACCGCCCCACAGATCTATGACCTGCCACATCTGCACCGTCAGATGATCGAGACGCTTGGTGTCAAGAACGCCGACAAGATCATCCCGTTGCCCTCTGACGCCAAGCCGCGTGACCCCATCACCGAGAACATGGACCTGATGACGGGCAAGCCGACCAAGGCGTTCATCTATCAGGACCACGAGGCTCACATGCAGGTCCACATGGCGCTGATGCAGGACCCGAAGATTGCTGCGACGATTGGGCAGAGTCCGCAGGCTCAGCAGATGCAGGGTGCCATCCAAGCACACATCATGGAGCACATGGCGTTCCAGTACCGCCGCGAGATCGAGAAGCAGTTGGGTGCGGCGCTGCCGCCCTTGCCGCAAGACGATAACGAGGAGTACGACCTGCCGCCTGAGTTCGAGGCTCAGCTTTCTCAACTTGCTGCAGTTGCCGCAGCGCGTGTCTTGCAGAAGGATCAGGCCGAAGCGCAAGCGCAGCAGAACGCCCAGCAGCAACAGGACCCGCTCATCCAGATGCAGCAGATGGACCTGCAGATCAAGCAGCTTCTCGCGCAGACCAAGGCGCAGCAGGCCCAGATGGACGGGCAGATCCGCATGATGGAGCAGCAGCGCAAGCAGCAGAAGGACATGGTGGACGCCGCTGCCAAACTCGACGAGTTGGAGCTTCGCAAGGCCGAGGTCTCCGCTACGCAGCAACTTGAGGCGGCACGCCTCGGCGTGGATATCCAGAAGGACAAGGCTGCCCTTGCTGCCAAGCAGCAGATCGAGGGGGTCCGGCTTGGGCTTGATATCGGCAAGGCGCGGGACGATGCGGACCTGCGCCGTAGAGACACAAGGAGTATTGACGAATGATTTATTCAAACGCTCTGGAACACTTGGACTCAAAACTCCAAGAAGAGCGCATGTTGATCGTTGAAGCCTTGATCCAAGGCAAATTGGATGAAGGTGAATACAAACGTCTTTGCGGGGCGTTACAGGGTCTCGACCTCGCTAAGAACCACATTAAAGACCTTGCAAAACGCTTGGAGCGCGACAATGAGTAGTATCAATGTAGAGAAAACGCAGGAAGAAGCCACTAAAGCCAAACTCCTGCCAGAACCGAAGGGCTACCGAATCCTGTGTGCAGTGCCACACGTGGAGGAGGAGTTCGAGGGCGGCATCATCAAGGCCGAGGACACCAAGAAGACTGAGGAGCAGACGACTGTCGTTCTGTTCGTGGTCAAGTTGGGGAACCTCGCCTACAAGGATGAGACCCGCTTCCCGACCGGTGCGTGGTGTAAGGAGGGGGACTTCGTGCTGACACGACCCTATTCCGGCACCCGCGTGGTCATCCACGGACGTGAGTTCCGCATCATCAACGACGACACGGTGGAAGCGGTGGTTGAAGACCCCCGTGGCATCCGTCGCGCATAAGGAGTTGTTTTTATGCAACAAGAAGAGTTTAAGTTCCCTGATGAGCCTGTAACTGAGGCGGCTCAGGGCAACGACATCGAGATCAAGATTGAGGACGATACCCCGGCAGAGGACCGGGGCCGTAAACCCCTCCCGAAGGAAATCGTAGACGAGTTGGACAAGGACGACCTTGAGGAGTACTCCGAGAAGGTCAAGAAGCGCCTTGGACAGATGAAGAAGGTCTGGCATGACGAGCGTCGTGCCAAGGAGTCTGTCGCTCGTGAAAAGGACGAGGCCCTTAAGTTTGCTCAGGCCCAGATGGAAGAGAACCGTCGCCTGAAGCAGCGTCTCGGGGTGGGCGAAAAAGCCTACATCCAAGAGGTTACCAAGGCCGCTACCAACGAGCTAGGCACTGCCAAGGACCGACTTAAGCAAGCCTACGAGTCTGGGGATGCCGAAAAGATTACCGACGCGCAGGAAGCCCTGACGGATGCCAAACTCCGCCTTAAGGAGTACGAACGCTTCCAGCCCTCTTTACAAGACGAGCCAGAGGAGTTGATCCGCGTAGTGACGATTACTATCGGCGAATTGACGAGACCATGAGGAAGCGCTTCCCAGAGTCCTTCGAGGGCGATGAGGAGACGACGACTCAAACGAGGGAGCCTGATAAGCCCCTTCGCACAAAGCCAGCCAATGTAGTGGCTCCAGTAACGCGGGGAACCGCGCCGCGTCAGGTCCGCCTGACATCGTCTCAAGTTGCGCTTGCCAAGAAACTTGGCATCAGCAATGAGCAGTACGCACGTGAAATCATGAAATTGGAGAATAGCAATGGCTGATAACAGACTTACTCGTGAACTCGAAAACCGAGAATCCGCACAGCGCAAGGTCACTTGGACGCCGCCGCAGGTGCTTCCTTCACCCAAGGAGCAGCCCGGTTGGGTATTCAGGTGGATCCGGACCAGTTTGATGGGTACATCAGACCCAACGAATACGTCCTCTAAGCTTCGTGAGGGTTGGGAGCCTTGTAAGGCCGAAGACCATCCGGAGTTGATGCTACAGGCTGATCCGAACTCCCGCTTCAAGGGAAATGTCGAGATCGGCGGGCTGTTGTTGTGCAAGGCCCCTGAAGAGATGATGAAGCAGCGCACAGATTTCTATCTCAAGCAAGCTCAGTCTCAGATGGAAGCCGTGGACAACAACTTTATGCGCCAGAACGATGCCCGTATGCCGCTCTTCAACGAGAAGCGTACGACCACCTCGTTCGGGCGTGGCGGTAAATAAATTCATCTTTTAGGAGTATCAAATGGCTTATCCCACTGTTGATGCCCCTTACGGACTTAAGCCGGTCAATTTGGTCGGCGGCCTTCCGTTTGCGGGTGCTACTCGACAGATTCCGATTGGGAACGCGTACGGCACTGCCATCTATAACGGCGATGTCGTGCAGCTTAACTCGTCGGGAAATGTCATCATCACGACCCTTCAGAATCAGGCCACCAACTCGGTTGCCGGTGTGATCGGCGTGTTCCTTGGCTGTTCCTACACGAACCCGGCTACGAAGCAGAAGTTGTTCTCGCAGTACTATCCGGGCGCTGTGGCGGCTGACGACATCACGGCGTATGTTTCGGATGACCCGAACGCGCTGTACCGTGTTGTCAACGTGACCAGCAACGTGGCGGACAGCACGACGGGCGGTCTTCTCCCGGCGTACATCAGCCGTGCCAACTCGTTCGGCACGAACGCGGAACTCGTTCTCAACACGGGTTCTTCGACGACTGGCAACAGCCGTATGGGCGTGTTCATCAACAACGTTGCGACCTCGCTGCCGCTTCGCGTTGTGGACATCGTTACCGATTCGGTCAATACCAGCGGCAACTTTGTTGAGTTCATCGTGAAGTTCAACGCGACTTACCACGCGTATAACAACACGGCTGGCACCTAATAGGGAGTTCTAAGAAATGGCTATTTCACGTGCACAACTTCTTAAGGAGCTGCTGCCCGGCCTGAACGCCCTGTTCGGTCTGGAGTACAAGCAGTACGGTGAGGAGCACAAGGAGATCTACGAGACTGAGACCTCCGAGCGTTCCTTTGAAGAAGAGACGAAGCTGAGCGGGTTCTCCGCTGCCCCGGTTAAGCCCGAGGGTCAGGCCATTGCGTACGATAACGCGCAGGAAGCTTGGACGGCTCGTTACAACCACGAGACGATTGCTCTCGGCTTCTCCATCACGGAAGAGGCGGTAGAGGACAATCTGTACGATTCGCTCAGCAAGCGCTATACCAAGGGTCTGGCGCGGGCGATGGCGTACACGAAGCAGGTCAAGGCTGCTGCGGTGCTGAACAACGCGTTTGCTGCCGGTGTGACCGGTGGTGACGGGGTGTCGCTCTGCAATGCCAACCACCCGCTCGTCTCTGGCGGTGTTAACAGCAACCGTCTGACCGCTGCTGACCTCAACGAGACTTCGCTTGAGGCTGCGGTGATTCAGATTGCGGGTTGGACCGACGAACGCGGTCTGCTCATTGCTGCGAAGCCCCGCAAGCTCATCGTCCCCCCGGCTCTGATGTTCGTCGCCAAGCGCCTCCTTGACACGGAACTCCGTGTTTCGACCGCTGACAACGACATCAACGCCCTCAAGGCGATGGGTTCGATCCCGGAAGGCTACACGGTCAACCACTTCCTGACTGACCCGAATGGCTGGTTCCTCCGAACCGACGTTCCGAACGGTCTGAAGCACTTTGTCCGTACGCCGCTGGCGAATTCCATGGATGGTGATTTTGACACGGGGAACGTCCGTTACAAGAGCCGTGAGCGTTATAGCTTCGGCTGGTCGGACCCGCTCGGCATCTTTGGTTCGCCGGGTTCAACCTGATAAATCAGGCATTTGCGCTGATTGGGAGGGGGGCTTCGGCCCCCCTTCTTTTTGTCTTGACCTTTTGAAACCCTCTATGTAGGATTACCTGTAACTAAGTTACAGAGCCACAGATGGACACTTCAACGCTGCCTAAGTCCCGTGCTGAAGCCAAGGCTGCGAGTGCTAAGCACTACTTCACTGGAGAGCCGTGCAAGCACGGCCATATCGCCCCCCGCAAGACGAAGGGGGCCTGCACCGAATGCTTAAGGGTTGACTGGGAAAAAAGGAACGTCACCCGCGCTGAGTACTTTAGGCAGTACAACCGGTCCGAAATAGCCAAAGAAGCGAAGCGGAAGTACTATGAGCGCAATGCAGAACTAGTAAAACTAAAAGCCCTTTCGCGCTCAAACGAGGACCGGCGTAGGTATAGAAATAAGTATCGGCTCACTAATCCTGACCTCTATCGCGCCCATGTCAGTTTCCGCCGTCGTCGGTTCCGGAACGCTACGCCCAAGTGGTTGACCAAGGAGCACAAGCAGGCCATACGGCAGCTGTATATCGACGCTATGACGGTAAGCCGGGTCACGGGGGTGCCGTATGTCGTGGATCACATCATCCCGCTTTTAGGCTCTACGGTGTCCGGTCTCCACGTCCCTTGGAACCTGCGGGTCATTACCCGTGAGGAGAACCTTATCAAGTCAAATCAGCTTGTTGACACCCCTTTTGATTCGGCGTATACAGATTCTGATTCCGGGGTAATTCCAGCGTAGCAGACAGACCCGGCTGACGACATGCAGACTGCTACGCTACTTGCATGTAAGGAGCATTTGTAATGGCGAATACTACGTTCTCCGGCCCGGTTCGTTCACAGAACGGCTTCCAGTCCATCAGCATCGACAGCACCACGGGTGCTGTGACCGTCAACTCGTCCTTCGGGACTGATGTGGTGCTTGGCACCCAGTCGCTTTCGGGCGCTGGCGCGGTAGATGTCACCAACGCGTTCACCTCGCTCACCACGTCTGGTGTGTCGCAGGCCCTGACTCTTGCCAACGGCGTGGTTGGCGAAATGAAGATCATCGTCCACGCGGTTGACGGTGGTTCGGCGGTGCTCACCCCGACCACGAAGATCGGCTTCAGCACGGTTACGTTTGCTGCGGTTGGCGACAGCGTGACCCTGATCTACACCTCGGCTGGCTGGGCGATCCTCGCGTCGTACAACGTCACCATCGCCTAATAGGAGCCTCTAAATGGCTATGCAAACTGATGTATTAGCCAGTGGAGTGCGGACGACGGATGGGCAGTTGCAGGATCAAGCCGGGAATGATCTCGGTCGTGTTCGTGTAAAAGCCATCTATATCATCCCCGCCGCTGGTGCAGGCAGTGTGGTTTTTAAGGACGGTGGGGCCTCTGGCTCGACCCGAATGACTATCAACACGCTTGCTTCGTCCACGGCTCCGGACTATGTGCTGCTACCGGGTGAAGGACTGTTGTTCTTGACCGACGTGTATGTGGATGTCTCGACCATTGCTTCGGTGATGGTGTTCTATGCCTAAGTCTCCTGCGTGGCAGCGCAAGGAAGGTAAGAACCCTGCTGGCGGCTTGAATGCCAAAGGCAGGGCGTCTTATAACAAAGCCAATCCGGGTAAGCCGGGCCTGAAGCGTCCTCAGCCTGAAGGTGGTTCTCGTCGGGATTCGTTCTGTGCCCGTATGAAGGGCATGAAGCGCAAACTCACGAGTGCCAAGACGGCCAACGACCCTGACAGCCGGATCAACAAGTCGCTCAGGGCGTGGAAGTGCTGAGATGGACATCCTGATCTGGAATATAGCCCTGACTGCCGTACTCGCTTTTATTGGGTACGTGATGAAAGAAAAGTCTGACGAAATCCATCGTATTGGGATTTTGGTCAACAAGACCCGTGAAGAAGTTGCGCGGGACCACATCACCCGCGTTGAAGTTCGTGCTGACTCGCAGATGCTCATGGACCGGCTTGACCGACTTGAGCAGAAGATTGACCGGTTGGTAGAGCAGCACCGTGCCTAGTAAGTCCAAAGCGCAGGCCAATCTGATGAGGGCTGCTGCTCATAACCCAGCCTTTGCTAAAAAAGTCGGGGTCCCGGCTAAAGTGGCGAAGGAATTCACCAAGGCCGACAAAGGCCGTAAATTTAGGAGTAAATCGAAATGAAAGAGTCCAAGGCTATGATGAAGAAGGAAGTGTCGTTCATGAAGAAGAAGGGCGCTCCGAAGTCCATGCTGAAGCACGAGATGTCTGAGATGCGTGGCATGAAGAAAGGCGCTAAG